TAGCTGTACCGTGCTTCCACCATTCACTACCATCATCCAAGTCTTCTATAACATCCATTACAGTATGAGTTTCTTCAGAAGGCCCTTCATCAATTGTTTCAGGAATTTCATCTTCAATTTCTGTTGGAGTATCTTCTGTAATTGTTGGAGTATCTTCTGTAACTGTTGGCTCTTCAGGAGTTTCTTCTGTAACAGAAGTCTCAGAACGAGTTGGAGTTTCTGGCCTCTCTTCCGTTGTTGGAGTTTCTTCGGTACGTGTTGGAGCAGATGCAGTTTCTTCGGTACGTACAGGTTCACTTGTTCTTGGAGTTTCCGGTACAGATTCGGTACGTGTTGAAGTAGTACGTGCAGGTTCACTTGTACTTGTTCTTGGAGTTTCGGTACGAGTAGTAGGAGTTTCTCTAGTTGATGCAGGTGTTGTTGAAGTAGTTGGTGTTGTCGAAGTACCTCTTAACGCACTTGCCAAGATTTCATCAACTCTGCTATTCAAAAAGTTATTTAGACGCTGACCTCTTTCCTCTCTTTCTCTATTTCTTTCAGCTATAGCTCTATTGTTTCTACTATTAGCAGGCTCAAGGGGGTTAAGAGGTTCAGGTGGTTGAATCAGTCCATTCGAACCTCCAAACGACCTCCAATAAAGAGCTGCATCATCTACCTTTCTCTTTTCAGCTTCGTTTAATGAATCGTAATCAGAGGCTGCTCTTTCCAACAAATCCATTTCTTCAGCTTTACTCATACCTCTGTTTGCTGTTGGACCGTTTCTACCCATATCTTCCTGAATCTGTTTTTGTTTGTTATTTGCGACAATTCTTTCAGCCCAAGCATTCAATAAGTTATCAGTAATGTTATTAGCTATAGTAGGGTGCTGTTCACGAATCTTCTGCTTGGCTTCTTCTTTAGATGTTATGTTTCCATATGTATTGCGCATTACGTCGCCATTCATAGAAGCCAATGCAGCAATATCTGTAGGTCTACTATCCAGTGCTAGATCAGATCCATTAAAACTCACGGCTCCAGGAACTGTTACCCCTCCAAAAATACCACTTTCAGCCATAGTTGCTGTAAAATTATCCAAAGACCTCTGTAAATTCCTTCCTGCCTCATTCAAATCTTCTTGAGTATACGCCAACTGATTTCCTGATTCCACATTTCTCTTCAAATACTCTTCAATTTTATTCTTGTCGTAAGGACTTTCAAGATAAGACAAATCAAGTGGATCATCTTTTTCTTTAGTCTTGTATATTCCATCAAAATAAGACAAGTCAAAGGCAGAATTGTTATCTATAGTATCATTTGTTTTTTCACTTGTATCTACCTTGTCGTTGACAGGATTAGACATAGTACTATCAGAGTGTTCCTGTCCTGTACTTGTGTCCGTATTCGTATTGTTGTTATGACTATGTCTGCGATCACTATTAGGATTTTCAGGATTATCACTATTAGGACTGTTATTGTTATTGTTGTTACTAGTTGGCGTACTGTTTACAGGATTATCGTGAGTACTGTTCGGTGTGCTGTTCGTTCCAGATCCAGGTCCTGAATTTGATGTTGGTGAGTTGTTTTTTGTATCTTCCATAATTAATTCTCCAATAAAAAACCCCTCCCCATTTTATATATACAGGAGAGGGGAGTAAAAAGTTACTCTAAATTGCTATTAAGCCAAGTTTGCAACACCACTTGATGCTGTATTCTCAAGTTTGTAGTTACCGAACAAGTTCATTGAAACTACGAATACATCTGAGAAACGTCCCTTTGAGTTCTGAGAAACCTGGAACAATCTGCGGTCATTAAGAGCAGCTGTTGGATTATCTCCAATACCCTGATTTCCTACAGACTCAATATTCACTTTACCAATCTGACCGTTAGCAACTGGTGCAACGATAGAACCAAGGTTGTTGACCTCGTAGAACTTCAAGTCGTTCTTTCCGAATGAATAAGCAACATCCTCTGTACAAGCTGGATCAGCCAAAACATCACCAGAAGTCATTTCACCAAGTGCGATACTGAAATCAGAAAGACCGAAACTTGCAACACGTTTCTTACCGTCAACATTCTTACGGAACTCTTTCACTGAATTAGCTTCAGCATTAATTGCAATAAGTTTCTTTGGATTGAGAACAATCATGTTGTCCAATCCCATACCATAACAAGTAGTCTCATTATAGAGATCTGTAAGAGCGTCCGTCAATCTTGTAGCACCTGAAGCAGCTGCTTTGACAAACTGACCTGCAAGTCTTTCAACTGCAACTGAACGATCTCTTCCACGGAAGTCCTGAGCAATATAAGTATTCCAAGCTGAACCTGTACGATCATCCAAAGAAGGAAGAATATCAGGCAAACCTTCCATTGCTACAGTCGTTGTAGAATTATAAGCTGTTCTAAAGCCGTGAAGCTGGACATAATCACCTGTATAGATTGAAACACCATTCAAATCAGCTGTTGGAATAACTGTGATTGAATCTTTTGTGATTGCAGAAACTTTAGCATAAGCTCCTGAACCAACGAGAGGTGAACTTGGAACTGCAGCATTTGCTGAACCAGCTGAAGCAAATACCAAACGAGAACCGAGGCCGAGTTTTACTTTAACATCAGATGGAACTGTGAATGTAACAGGAGTACCTGTAGCAAAAGTAATAACATCAGAAGTCGTATCAGCTGCATTTACTCTAAAGAGGTTTGCATACTGTCCACCGTAAAGCAGGATTGAGAGTGTTCTTGAGAGACCTGACAAACAACCTGCCATCTGTACTGGAATAGCTTTCATATAAGCATCTTCCTCTGTCTCTGTTCCAAGAATCTCAGGTTGGTCAATACGGAATGAACCTGTTGCATAACCCTGTTTCATTACCCATTCGCCGTTCTTTACACCTGAAGTAAAAGAACCTGTAACCTCGTCAATATTGTCTACGATAAATGAGTGGTCACCTCCGAAGTTTCCACCATCATCCCACTGTGAAGCATACTTCATCTCTTTTCCACGGAATACATCTTTACCGATTTTAGGTAAAAGAGTTGAAATCTGAGGCTTGTCATTAGATACGCCTTTGATATAAGCTGTTTTAGTAAGTGCCGCAATGTAATTGCTAGTGATTATTGATCCTGCCATTTATTTTATTCTCCTTTCAAATACTTTTCAGATAATTCTGCGAAGATTTCATCTTCTGATCTTTCATCTTCTGCTACTGGTGTAGTTTCTTCTACTGCTACAACAACAGGTTCTTCTGTTACTGGAATAGATTCTTCTACAGCAGTTCCATTTTTTAATGCTCTCAAGGCATCTGCTTTAGCTTGGTATTTTGCAATTTCACTATTGATAAATCCAGCTACATCTTCTACACCTTTAGAGCCTTCGTACAACGCTTCTGAGATATCATAATCATCTCCATTCAAGATTTTAGAAATCTCTTCATAAGGTCCATAGACTGTTGAAAAGTCATCTACAAATTGAGAATACTTTTCATTGTCTTCATATTCATTGGCTGCATCTTTCAAACCTCCAATAATAACATCATTAACGGAATGTTCGAGAGCTTCCAATCTTGTTTTAAGGACTTTATTTTCTTCAATAAGAGCTGTCAAGGTTGCTTTCAAGCTTTCAATAAATTTCTCGTCCATTATCTTTTCCTTTCTTTATTAGTTAGAAATCACCTTCGGGGTGTGTTAGATTATCTGTTCCTTCTGATTCTTCATCAATAATTGGATTAGATTCTGCTAGTGCTTCAGCTTCTCCATTATTTACCTCCTCCTGTTCTGGTAAAGCAAGTGTAATTAAACCTTCTTCCTTCATTACAGTTATAAGACTGTCTTCAAGCATCATCAATCTTTGAAGAGACAATTCTACTCTTTCATTTCCCTTCTTGTCATCTGAGAACTGTGAATAGAGTATGTTCTGTTCTCTTGTAATTGCCTGCCATAAAGAAGTCTTTTCAACAAAGTCTGGAATGTCATATTCTCCATATTCCATTGCCCTGTAAATTACTTGCTGTAATCCATTATAAAGAGCTGTAATATTAGAGATTGCTTTAGTCATATCAGGTCTATCAAGATAATATCCAATTTCGTTTCTTTGAATCAATCCGAGATTTAATAGAGTAGTTACATATTTTGCCTGTTCGGCAACATCTCTTGATTTAAGAGCAACTACTGCGAATTGTATCTTGAAAATGTCTCTCTGTTTTTTTACATCCTTCCATTTCACTGAAGAAGTGTTTATACTGGAAGGGAGTACATCTTCATCTTCAGGTAAAACATCAATCATAATCTGTGCAAGTTCACTAAAACCATTTACATAATAATTTGTTGCTCTACTCAATCTATCAGACTCTGAATCAGAAAGTGCTCTCAACATTACACCTGAATCCACATTCGCAGGAGTTTTACTCATAGCACTCAATTCTGAAACACCAATCATTTCAAATGCTTTTCTTGTATAGAACTCTATAAGGTTTCTAGCTTCTGGATCAAGAATAGGTGAATTAACTGTAACAACTGGAGGCACGTTGCCTGCATTATAACCTGCTTTAATAGAAAAGACTTTACCAACTGTATTGTCTATATCCTCTTTGTGAATCCCAGAACCTTCCATGAGATAAGTTGTAGTTCCTGGCCAAGCTTGTGCACATGTTGATACCTTTTCGTTCAAATCATCTATAGTTGCCTGAATTCCCTCAAGTTCTTCAACTACAGAAATAGTCTTTTGACCAACTATAGGTTTGTTGTAATAAACTGGAATAAAAGGAAGTCTATCTGATTTATAAGGGATTGTCTTTTGTAACTTGTCATCAATCCAAATCTCACACTTTCCCTCTATAGTGTCTATAAATTCGTGAAACAAGACTGTTGTTTTATCTGTCTTGTATTTAATACCATACTGACTCAACAACCATACAGGGAAGCCTGATTTACGAATAAGCATCTTTGTTGGATTGCCGTACTTTACTTCAGCTTCAAGTAAACCGACTTGATAAGTCTTTAGGTTTTCAATCTCATAATTAAACGGATTGAGAAATACATATCCAATTCCAAAGATACAGGCATCTGTAAAAGCTTCTATAAACTTTTCGTGTACGTGTTTGTTGTCATACACTATGTCGAAGAATTTCTGAATATCTTCTACTACTCTTTTTGTATCTTGACTTCCATTTATTGAATTGAAGAAAGGATGAGGCTTCTTTGTTGCAATATTAGCTATTAAAGTATCTATAACAGACTTAGTTACATTAGTAGAAGGAGGAATACCTAAATCTTTATCCTGTCTTAAATCTCTGGCATATCTCCTATACCAATTATATTCTGTATCGTTGTTTAAATCTACAGACATATCGTTGAGATAAGCACCAAGCATTGCAGAGTAATCATCTATACGGGCAAGAATTGAATCGTTTAAATCTCTTCTTATTGCTTCATTATATTTACTCATTTACATCCCTCCCATTCCTGGCTGCATTTGCTGCATTTGCATAAACATCATTTGTTGTAGGAGCTGTTGTTTCATTGTAAATATCTCCTGTTCCCACACTTGTCTCTGTGGTTCCTCTGACTCCTGTTGTTCTGATGTTGTCAACGGAGCTGCTGTTGTTATAGGTTCCTCCGGTTGTTCTTCCCGGAATGTTTTCATCAACCAATTCGTTGTTGGATCCATCATAATCTATTCCTCGCATCTGTAAAATAAGTTTTGCTAATGTTGCTACATATCCCAAAGTAGTAAGAGCAAGTCTTCCTGAGTCTACACTCTTACTACCATCTTCATTAGTAATTACACTAGC